CAATCCGCACACCCCGCCGATCCCGACGCAGCCGGCAGCGGAGTTCAAGTATCTCGTGAACAACCTCAACCTCGAGATCATCCCCTACCTGCCGGGCGACCGGCCGCTGCCGTTCGGGTTCACGCTGTTCGAGACCCAGCCTGCCGCCATCGCGCACTGCAAGCAGGTCTTCGACGAGCGCATGGCCAAGTACGAGGAGACGTCAAATGGGAACAAAAAATAACCCGGGGCAGTTCGACTGGAGGGGGAGCTTCGGCTCCCCCTTTTCACGTCCACCCGGCCGCCGACGGCGCGGCGCGCACCTTCCCCAGCTGGTGCATCTGTGAGCGCATGATCTTGCGGGCAATCGCTCCCGCCGTCCCGCCCGACGCGCCCATGCAGAGATACTGGTGGGCATCGCAGACGTGGGACCACTTGTTCTTCTCGGGCGCCGGCTGGGCCTCGCCGATCTGGTTGAACTTGAACCGGTAGGAGCCGTTCAGGCCGGCGACCAGCACCGGGCACTTCACCTTGTTGACCAGCATCGCCGCGGTGCCGCCCCGGCTCTCCGTCAGGAAACGCTCGACGGCGTTCAGGCGCGGGGCGAGCTTGTTCGACGGTGCCGGGATGCACATGAACCCGGCCGCCTTGATCACCTCCATCGAGTTGTACTCGTCGAAGTTTCCTTTTGCCATGCCGGCCGGGTCGAAGATGATGACCACCGGGCACGACACGTACTTCGGGTTGGTCATTACCACCTGCCGGATCCGGGGCAGCTGGAGCTTGAGACCGATATTGTCGGCCTCGATCTCCTGATGGATCAGCAGCCGGCTCATGTGGTCCAGCTGGCCGATCAGTGCCCACGGGTCGCGCCCAAGGTCGAGACCAACCAAGAGCGGCGCGCCGGGGATCACCAGCAGATCGTCGCGACAGTGGAAGTCCATGAAGAACATGCCGTGATAGACGGCGGCGCCCGAGGGGTCGGGGCCGAACTCGGCCATGACGTAGCGCTTCACCCACGCCGGGTTGGTGGATGTGCTGAGCCGGGCATAGTATTCGCGCCCCTTGGCCAGCCTGTCCGGGTGGTCAATCGGTAACGCAAGCGTCGCTGGCGTCTGAAGGAGCCAGTTCAGGTTCTCGGCATTCGGCGCCAGACCAGAGGGCTGGATGAAGACCTGCCACCCAGGGGGCGGCGTGGCGATCGCAGAATGCCACGGTGTTCCCTCGGTCGGCATGTTGCTGTCGAGCACGACGCCGTACCACGTGGCGCCGCCGTCGGCAGCGGAGGGGAAGCGGCCGCAGCGGCCGGCGATGGCGACCATCAGGTCGAAGTCGATCTCGATGGCTTCCGACACGAACGCGCCGGTGATGTTCATCGACAGGATGCGCTTCTGGTCCTCGGGCGTCTCGAGCGGCAGAAGTATCCATTCGGATACCACGTCGCCGAACTTGAACCACACCGTGCTCTCCGACACGCGCCACTCCATGAGCGGGCCGAACCACTGGATGATGTCTTTCAGCACGGTGTTCTTGAGCTGCTGAAGGGTCTGCCTCAGGAGAGCAAATCGTGTGTGCCGGATGCCGTCGAGGCCGGGCATCTGCTCGCAGGCCCGGCGCAGGAGCTCGAACAAAACGGTGGTGGTCTTGCCGGATCCCAGGGGGCCGCAGATCATGCGGTAAAACGAGTTCGATAGCATGAACTTCACCCCCGTAGGCGGGGGTACGAAATTGATCTCGATCATGGACTAACCTCGGGGGTTAGAGCTTCGTGCTCCAACACAAGAGGCTCCTGCGTCTCCTTGTCAAAAGAGAGCTTTTTACCTCCCAACAGGATGTTGATGGTGACGCGGCCCGAGCCGTCGTCCTTGGTCGCCGTGTTGCTGTCCAGCTGGCCGAGCTTGGCCAGGAACTGCAGCGCCTTCACCCGGGCCTCGCCGCCCATGCGCGGGTCGGACACCATGCCGATCGCCTGCACCAGCAATTCCTCGACGGCGACGGCCGCCTTGGTGGCGATCCGGTGACGCAGGTTGTCCTTGGTGGTGGCCGACCAGACGGCGGCTTCCTCGATCATGCGGACGTGGAAAATGTCGTTGTTTTTGATCTTTTCCCACTGCTCGCTGTCGATGCCGTTTTGTTCGAGCACCAGTTCCAGAGGCTTGAGATTTCTGGCGATTTCGCGCGCCAGCCGCGAGATGTCGATCTCGGTGATCTCTGTCCGCTTGACGATGGGGGCTAGGTTCATCGTGGGCTCCTTGTAGGAAGATGACCGTAAAGCTACTATGGATGGTATAAAATCATAACTTCCCCGAGGGCCATCAGCGATGGGCGCACCGTTCTATCCGACGCCACCAGCGACGTCGGTTCCCGTGCAGCAGCGCTTTCCGACCTCGCTGCGCGTGGTGTCCAACACCGAGATGGACCAGCAAGAGGCAGCACGCGTCGCTGCCGAGCAGCAGCAAACAGCCCAGTACACCGGTCTTGTAGGCTACATCCGCACCGAATGGGAGATGATGCGCCGCCACCGCGACGGCGCCACCGGCTGGACCGAGCGGCTGCTCATGGCCTTCCGCGCCTTCAACGGGGTCTATGATCCGACCAAGCTGGCCGAGATCAGGAAGTTCGGCGGCTCCGAGGTGTACGCTCGTCTGATCGCCGCGAAATGCCGCGGTGCCTCCTCCTTGTTGCGCGACGTGTACCTCGGGGCCGACCGGGCTTGGGGCCTGACACCGGAGGCCGACCCGCCGATCCCCAACGACATCCAGCAGGCGATCAACCAGCTGGTGCAGTCGGAGATGGCCGAGGCTCAAGGCATCGGCATGCAGATCACGCCGGACCAGATCCGGCAGCGCGTCTGGGGCCTGCTGGCCCAGGCACGCACCGCCGCCAAGAAGATGGCCGAGGACAAGACCGGGCTGGCCGAGGACAAGCTCGACGAGCTCCTGACCGAGGGCAATTTCTACGGCGCGCTGGCCGACGTGCTCGTCGACGTGCCGCTATTCCCCTTCGTCTGCCTCAAGGGCCCGACGGTCCGCATGGTCTTCGAGGTCGACTGGTCGACCGGCAAGCCCCTGATGCGGCGCAAGCCCAAGCTCTGGTGGGAGCGAATTTCTCCATTTGACGTCTACTGGACCCCGGGCGCGGCAGACATCGAGGATGCTGCGATCGTCGAGCGCACGCGCCTCACGCGGACTGACCTCAACGATCTCCTCGATGTAGACGGCTACGATCATGCAGCCATCAGGACCGTGCTGGATCAGTATGGCCGGGGCGGCCTCAGTATGGACTGGGATATGGCCGAGGGACCGCGCGCAGCGCTCGAGAGCCGCGAGGACCCGTGGTTCAACCAGAGCCATATGATCTCCTGCCTGCAGTACACCGGCAACGTGCAAGGCCGCATGCTGCTCGACTACGGCTTCACGTCCGACGACATTCCCGATCCGATCCGCGACTACGCCATCGAAGCGTGGATGATCGGCCAGTACTTGATCAAGGTCCAGCTGGGCGTGAGCCCGCGCCGGCGCCACAAGTACTACATCAGTAGCTGGGAGAAGGTCCCGGGCACGCCGCTGGGCAACGCCATCCCCGACCAGATTTCCGACTTGCAGGAGGTTTGCAACGCCTCACTGCGCTCGCTGGTGAACAATCTCTCGATGTCGTCGGGCCCGCAGGTCGTGATCAACGACGATCGCTTGAGCGGCTTGGAGACCGGCGAGGACATCTACCCGCTCAAGCGCTGGCACGTCTCGAACCCGCTGATGACGACCAGCAACGAGAAGCCCGTCGAGTTCTTCCAGCCGCAGTCCAACGCGCAGGAACTGCTCGGGGTGTTCAAGGCGATCTACGATCTCAGCGACGACGTGTCGGCGATCCCCCGCTATCTGTCAGGAAATTCGCCCGGGGGCGGCGCGGGGCGCACCGCGTCGGGACTGGCCATGCTCATGGGCAATGCCAGCAAGATCCTCCAGACGGTGTGCGCGAACGTCGACCGCGACATCATGGATCCTGCGCTCACCAACCTCATGGACTTGGTGCTGCTCACCGACACCTCCGGCATGCTGCAGGGCACCGAGACGGTTACGACCAAGGGCGTCGCCGTTGCCATGCAGCGCGAGACGATGCGGGCTCGCCAGCTGGAGTTCCTGCAGCTGACGGCCAACCCGATCGACCTCAGCATCATGGGACCGAAGGGGCGCGCCGCGGTGCTGCGCAACGTCAGCCAGACCATCGGCATGCCGGGCGAGCAGATCGTGCCGAGCGACGACGAACTGCAGCAGCAGCAGGAGCAGGCCAAGGTCAACGCCGAGGCGGGTGGCAAAGCCGGGCACAGCCAGGACCCGCCCGAAGGTGCCGCTCCGGGCGACGGGCAGCGTGATCGGCCGAGCTCTGGTGCTACCCCCCAGCAGCAGGGTAAACCCGGCGAGGAGAGCACCAAGGCTCAGGCGCCACGGACAGCGGAGTTCATTCAGCGCCCGCGTGGGCGGTAACGGAGGAGGTTGAGATGGCCAAGACGACTTCGAAGGGAGCCAACTGGGGCAAGCTCGGCGGCAGTCACGCGATGCACGGCGCTCGCGGCACGGCGACCCAAAAGCCGGGTGTGAGCTCGCAGGAAGGCTCCGACAAGCTGTCGGGCGGCCCGGGCAAGCCAGTCGCCGGTCCGTCGGGTGCGGGCTTCTATTCGAGCGCCACGACCAACAAGGACTACGCCGGTCAGCAGGCGCCGGGCACGTCGGGGCCGACCAAGCAGGGCGGCAACGCCAAGTTCGCCGAGGGCGGCAAGCACGCCATGTTCGGCAACCGCGGCTCGCTGCCAGCGCGTGGCGGCCGGACCGGCCAGTAACCTCGGAGGTTAGCCCATGCCCCCCAAGGTTCCGGCTGGTCCCGGTGGGATGCAGCCCATGTCGCGCGCCCTCAGGCCGGGCGTGACGGAGACCACCAACCCGACCCGGTCGAAGTCGCCGGCGTTCGATCTCGGTTCGCTCAAGGGACCATCAACCGGCCCCAAGACGTCAACCGGCAAGAAGCCACCTGCACGCATCGGCAAGGGCGTGCCTGACAGCGTGGCCAGGCCCAAGGTGCCGCGCGGCTTCGGCAGGGGACGCTGATGGCTACGGGCGGCAAGTTCGGACCCAAGCGCATCAACCCTGGCACTGGCCGGCTGCAGCAGCACCGGAACAAGGGATCGCGCGAACAACTGCTGCCCGGGCGCCAAGCCATGGAGACCCTGACCGAGGGCTCGCCATGGGAGCGTTCAATGGGAAATTATGCCAAGCTGGTGCCGAGCGGCGCCAACGCGCCGGCCACCTATCAGGACATCATCGACATGGCCACGATGGGGGTGAACGCCAAACCGAAGTGACAAAATGTCAAAGAACCCGCTGACGGACATCGTCATGGCGGCGGCTCAGCTGAAGGCCGCCGCACCCCAACAATTCGCTGCACTGATGGAAGCTGTCCGCGCCTACGAGGTGGCGACGATCGCTGACCTAGTGTCTAGTGAAAATCCTCACGACGTCTTCCGCGCGCAGGGCGGCGTGAAATTGCTCCAGCAACTCCGGCGACACATGGTGGAGAGCCAGGAGATGCGCGCGAAGTACGAGAGGAGAGAGCCCAATGCCCAATGATATTCCCGTGGTCCCGTCCGATGGAGTAGACCCCAATGTCGTCCTCCCGCCGAGCGTCATCAAAGCGCGCGAAGCGTCGGCAGCCGCTCATGCGGCAGCTTACGGCGGCAACGATCCGAACAACCCGGGCGCGCCTGATCCGAATGCTCCACCGCCCAACGGTGCTCCGTCAGGTGATCCACCGCCCAACAGACAGGGTGAGCCACCCGCTGGTGATCCTCCTCCGAGCGAACTGCCGGAGCTCAACGCCGACGGCACGCCGAACTGGGAGGCGCGGTTCAAAACGCTGAAGGGCCGCTTCGATGCCGAGACGCGCCGCAGCCGCGAGACGATCGGCCAGTTCGAGGAGCGCATGCGCGGCATGGCGCAGGAGATGGCCAAACTGCAGCGCCCGCAGCTTCCGGGCGAGCAGGAGATGCCGCCGCTCATCACCGACAAGGACAAGGCCGACTACGGCGAGGATCTGATCGACGTGATCAAGCGTGCCGCCCTTGAGGCGGTGATGCCGCAGCTGAAGCCGCTCGCCCAGACAGTCGGTCAGGTGCAGGCGCGCGTCGACACCACCGCCACCGAGACGGAGCGGCAGTTTCTTCACCGCATGCACTCGTCCATGGATGCCTCGGTGCCGGGGTGGGCCGAGCTCAATCGTGATCCGAACTTCATTGCATGGACCAAACAAGCCGATGTATATTCGGGTCAGAACCGGCAAGAGTTGCTCCAGAAGGCGTGGTACCAGGGCGATAGCGCCCGAGTGGCAGCCTTCTTCCGAGGGTACCTTGCAGAGGAGGCTGCCATCGACCCGGCAGCTGCAGAGGCCCGCCAGCGCGCACTGGCTGGACATGAGGGACATGCGGCCCCACCGGGTGCGCCTCCTGCAAATGGCCAGCAACAGCCGCAGCCGCGCGTGACACTCGAGCAGCTGGCGGCTCCTGGCAGAGCCCGAGCAGGCGCGACGGCCCCTGCTGGCAAACCTGTCTGGACCGCCGCTGGCATCTCCCAGTTCTATCAGGACGTGGCCAACGGCAAGTTCCGTGGACGGGAGGCAGAGCGCGCGGCGACTGAGGCTGACCTCATGGCGGCCCAGCGCGAAGGGCGCATCCAGTACAACCCACGCACGGCAACGCACGTCGCCCGGCAATGACCCTGCTGGCGTGTGTAGCCGCAGGAGGCCGTCATGGCTGTTTATCCTCTCGCTGGTGCGGCTACCACGCCAGCCATCTACCCGACCGGTTCACTCACGCCCAACCCGGCGTATTCCGGCACGGTCATTCCCGAGATCTGGTCCGGCAAACTGCTGGAGAAGTTCTATGCCAGCACCGTGCTGGCGGCGATCTCGAACACGGCTTACGAGGGCGAGATCAAGAACCAGGGCGACACGGTTCACATCCGCACCAAGCCGACCATCACGATCAACGACTACCTCGCCGACGGCGGCATCGTCGTGGAGCGCCCGAGCTCCAACATCATCGACCTGCTGATCAACAAGGGCAAATACTTCGCCACCATCCTCGACGACGTGATGGAGGTGCAGGCCGACCTCAACCTCATGGGCATGTGGTCGGACGACGCCGCCCAGCAGATGAAGATCAAGATCGACAGCGACGTGCTGCTCGGCATCCTCGGCCAAGCGAACGCCGCCAACCGCGGCCTCACCGCGGGCGCGATCTCGGCGAACATCAACCTCGGTGTCACCGGCACCCCGCTGTCGGTTGCGGCCGAGGACGATCCGGTCGCCGGCGACGTGTCGATCCTGACGGTCCTGCTGCGGCTCGGGCAGGCGCTCGACGAGCAGAACGTTCCCGAGGAAGGCCGGTGGGCCATCATCCCGACGTGGGCTGCGACCAAGATCAAGCAGTCCGAACTGCGTCAGGCGTACCTCTCGGGCGACCAGACCTCGATGCTCCGTAACGGGCGTCTGGGCATGGTCGACCGCTTCACGATCTACGTGTCGAACCTCTTGCCGAAGGGACCGATCGTCGGACCCCCGGCGTTGGCTGCGGGCGAGTGGGTGATCTACGCCGGTCACCCGCATGGTCTGACGTTCGCGTCGCAGGTCTCGAAGGTGGAGACCCTGCGGTCGGAGCACACCTTCGGTCAGATCCTGCGTGGGCTGCAGGTGTACGGCTACAAGGTGATCGACGGCATCGCGCTCGCTCAGGCGATCGTCACCCCGGCGTAACTCCGGAGGTTAGGGGGCGGGGACTTTCTCCTCGTTTGGACCCGCCCCCTACACTTTCCACTTCACGGGGTGAGAGATGCCTGACGTCACGGTTACGCCGACGCTGACTATCTCTGCCACTGCGCCAGCCGCTCCGGCCGCTGGCGATTTGTGGTGGAATAGCGCGATCGGTGTTTTCTTCGTCTACTACGACGACGGCACGTCGATCCAATGGGTGACGACACAGCCGGTCAAGTACATCAACATCGCGCAGATCGAGGGCCCTGCCGGTGGTGACCTCACGGGCTACTACCCGAACCCGTTGATCGAGGACGGCGCGGCGCTCGAGTACCCGGTACTGCGCAATCCGCTCTCGCTTGGTGACTACAGCCAGAAGTTGGCGTCGACCAAGTGGGTGACCGACATGTTCGCCTCGTTCGGCCTGCTCGGGCAGGTGACCGAGGGACCGGGCATCCTGCTGACGCCAAACCCGCTGGCGGGTGATAGCACCATCGCGCTCAAGGCGATCTCGCCTCCGGTGGTGGTCGGCACCTACGGTGCGGCCAACGAGACGGCGATCATCACGGTCGACGAGTACGGCCGCATCACGTCGGTTTCTGGCGTTGCCATCCCGCCTGTCAACTCGCCGGTGTTCACCGGCACGCCCGAGGTGCCGCAACCGGCCCTGGGCTCCGACAGCGCTCAGATCCCGACGACGCAGTGGGTCAAGGATGTCGTCGACGCGACGCTGATCGGCATCTATGCGCCGCTCAACTCGCCGGTCTTCACGGGCGATCCGCGCGCGCCGACCCCGGCACTGAACGACAACGACACCTCGATCGCCACGTCGGCGTTCGTGCGCAACGTCCTGCAGGATTTCAACGCTCGCTTCCGTTCGACGGTCGCTGACGGCCAGCAAGCGGCGCTGTTCAACGGCGCTTCGAAGGGCGTGCGGTTCATTCCGACCGCGTCGGCTTTCTCGATCGAGGGCGTCGACCAGACGGGCGTCGGCTCGTACCAGCCGCTTCTGTTCGGCGGCACTGAGCACCGATGGGCGCTGTCTGCTGTCGAGGCGATGCGGTTCGACGCGATCGGCCTCGGCATCGGCATCATGCCGGCGCAAACCAAGTTCCACATTCGAGGTGCTGGTTCGACCCTTGCGGCCCCATCGACCGCGCTCAATCTCGGCGCGACGATCTACGTGCAGGATAGCGGCGTCGCCGTCGGCAACGGCGGCATGGTGATGTTCGGAGCGGGCCAGGGTGCGTTCGCCGCGTTCAAGGGCTTCATCACTAACGGCGGCAACAACACGCTGGGCTTCATCGATGTTGGCACGCGCGTGCTGGCTACCGATGCCACGCTGACCCATCTGTTCCGGTTCGGCATCAACCAAGTCGTCGTCAACCCATCAACGGCGATCCCGGCCGGAGGCACGGCTGGCCTCGGCTTGATGTTCTCGTCGACTACCAACTTCGGCGTGATCTACGGCTCAGGCGCGCCCAACAAGGCTGCGGCGCGCGGCTCGCTCTATCTGCGGTCAGACGGCAATCCCTACTACAACGTCGACGGCGCGACGCAGTGGGCGCCCATCGGCGGCGCGGTGACGATCAGCGACACGCCGCCCGTGTCGCCGCTGGTCGGCCAGCAGTGGTGGAACAGCATCCTCGGCACGATGTTCCTCTACTACAACGACGGCGACACCTCGCAGTGGGTGCCGGCGTCACGCGATCTGGGCGGTCAGGCGCTGCTGTCGCAGAACGACACGATCGTCTACATGGCGTCAGCGACGGTGTTGGGTGCGGGAACCGTCGACCTCTGCAACACGGGTGCGATCGGTGCGGCGGGCGAGACGTGGGAGCTCGAAGGCAACGCGCTGATCGACTGCGGCGCCGCCAACGCCACGACTGCTGGTGTCGCTATCTGGAACGGCTCGGCGTACATTTGCGGTGGCGGCGGTGTGATGGGCTGGCCCACGGCCAACTGGGGTGTGACGAGCACCTGCAAGGCGAAGGTGACGCTCACCGCGCCGACAACCTTTACCTTGCGTGGCACCGGCAACCACGCGAACGCGACGGCGCGCTCACAAGGTAACGGTGGTGGCGGCGGCAATACGGCGACGTGGATTTCAGCGAGGCGGGTGTCCTGATGAAAGTTATCACAAACGCCGCTGGCCTGATCGTCATGGTGACGGAGAAGGGCAACCCCACGCCACCCGAGGGCGGGGCGATCTTCGAGCTCACAACCGAGCAGGAGGCAGAGTACCGCGCGCTGCCGCCCAACGACGGCGTGACGTTCATCGACGGTGTGTTCACCGTGCGCCCGCCGCCGCCTGCGCCGGTGTTCCCCGACGCGTCGTATGACGGGTTGATGGAGCGCCGGGCGCGCCGTGCCGAGAGGGACGGTGACGACTTGAAGGCGCTCAAGCTGAGGATGGGTGTTCGATGATCAACTTCCCCGCTGCACCCGTCGCCGGCCAAATCTTCTTCGCCTCGAACGGTGCGGTCTACCAGTACAACTCGACCTACACGTCGTGGCTCCAGATCGCGTCCACGGTGCTGCAGGACGGGACGTTCCAAGCGAGTGCCAGCGGTTCGCAGTTCGCTCCGAGCGTGATCAGCACCTGGGAGACTGCCAATCCAACCGTCACTCTCGGCAACGTCGGCGGGTGGTACAACGCGACTACTGGCGTCTACACGCCCCCGGCCGGGCGGTACTACCTTTACGGGCAGATCACCTACTTTAGCTCGTCAGCTGCAATGTTCGGCGAATTGCGCTGGCGCAAGAACGGCGTGGTCATTCCTAACAGCACCGTCTCCAGCTTTTCGCCCGGCGCAAATCAGAATACGCCGACGAACTGCGCGGTGATCGTTGACGCGAACGGCACCGATACGTTCGAGCTTCAGGTGCAGTCCAGCGTTTTGATGTCCTTCTGCGTCGGCACTATGGGCGCGTTTCCGCTGTCGCAGGCGGCGGCGATCCCGGGCGGTGGGAGCTCGTGGCGTCAAATCGCGCGCACGGTGGTCGCGGCACCTCAGGCCGACCTCACCTTCCAGAACATCCCGACCGACGTCAATGACATCGAGCTCAATTTCGACCTCACACCGGTGAACAATGCAGTGGACATTGTGCTGCAGTGGTACGACGGCGCGGGGGTTCTTCTCAACACTAGCTATGGCTTTACGCTAAACATGAACACCAATGGGCAGGCGCTGGGCACCGCGCCGTTCGTGTTCAACAACATATCGGCAGGTGGTATCACCACTGGCATCATCATGGACTACGCCGCCGGCGGCGTGCGTGTGAACAACGGTGCTGTGGGTGGCATTCGCGGCACGGTCCGAATGAACAACATTCGCGACGCCGCCCGACCGAAGTCAGTCCGTTTTCAGACTGACTATTTGAGCGACGACACGGCAACTTTCCGGTCTGCCGTGGGCTCTGGTTGGCGCGGCGTAGCAACTGCCGTTACGGGTTTTCGTCTTTTGTTCGGCACCGGCAACATTGCGGCGGGCGGCTCTGCTACGTTGTGGGGGTCGCCATGAGTTGGGTGCGCCGCAACGAGCTCGGCCGCATCGAGGCAGCGAGCGTCGGCCCGCAGCCGGGCTACAACGAGGAGATGCCGGACGGAAGTCCCGAGCTTCGCGCCTTCATCGAGAACACGCCGTGGCCGCCACCTGTTAAGACCGAGCCGGATTACTGGTCGCTGGCCGAGCGGCGCGCTCGCAGGTTAGAACGCAAGGGCGACCGTCTGGGAGCGATCACCCTAAGGACAGGAGGCTGAGATGGCTTACATTGGATACGACCAGAAGGCAGTCGGCGGCATGCAGCTGGCCGAGGCGTGCGGTGAACTGCTGAACGTCACGGACAAAATCCGCAATCTCGCGTCGTGGATCGGGCAGATCGGTCCGGCCAACCTCGAGAGCAATGCCGACTTCAAGGTCGATGCTGGTCAAGGGCAGGCGTTCAACGATACCTTCATCCAGATCCACACCGACCTCGTGACGTTCATGACCACCAATCGCGAGAAGATCGAGCGGCTGGCACGAGGGTCCTAACCCCGGGAGTTAGTTCAATGGAAAGCGTCAAACTCCACCTTCTGATGCAAGACGTCGGCCGCATCCTGCAGGTGCTGAGCAAGCAGCCCTACGATCAGGTGGCCGACATCATCGAGAAGATGAAGGTCCAGATCGAGCGGCACGTCGCTGAGGATCGTAGCCGTATGATGGGTGCCCAGGCTGGTGCCCAGCAGGGTGACAGCAAGGCGCAAGTGAACGGGACGGATGCCTGATGGAATTCGACTTCCCACTTAACCCGGTCCTTTACCAGATTTGGACAGCGCCTACGGGCGCCGTCTACGTCTGGAATGGATCGGCGTGGGTTGTCGGTACCTACGACAGCAGCAGCCAGAACTTCGCCCAGATCGGCGGCATCATCGCCATGGTGCGCACACTCCTGCAGGACCAGAGCCTCGAAGGCGGCGAGTACCGCTACTCCGAGGACAGCCTCTACATGGCGCTGAACATGGGGCTGCTCGAGATGTACCGCATGCGGCCCGACGTCTTTCTGGCTGAGTATTTCACGGTGCCCCAGTACACGACGGGGCAGGCGACCAATGCGATCCCGATCGAGCAGCAGTTCGTCACGCCGCTGGTTTACTATGTCGTCGGCATGACGCAGCTGCGCGATGACGAAGGCGAGCAGGATGCGCGGGCGAGCGCGTTCCTCGGCAAGTTCACCTCTATGCTGACGGCGGTGGCGTAATGGCACCTCCCATCCATCCCTCGGTCTTCGATCGCATCTACGCCGACGTGCGCAAGGACTTGCCGTCGGTGGCGCAGGCGACGATCAACCAAGAGCTCTTTCGGGTGATGGACGACTTCACCCAACGCACGAACATCTGGCAGGAGGAAATCCCCGTCGCCATCCTGCCGAACATCGTGAGCTACACGCTCACGCCTGCGTCGGGCCGGATCAACCGGTTGATGTTCGTCTATGACGCCAACGCCGCCACCAAGTACTGGCCGCGCAGCGGCATCAGCATGCGGGTGCCGGGCGTGCTCCAGCTGTACTACCCGCTAACCACCTCGGCCAGCTGGGTGGCCATCGTCGCCAAGCGCACCTTCGAGCCGCTGGATACCGACACCGGCTATCCGGTGATCGACGACTGGATCGTCGAGAAGTACGCCGACACGATCGGCCGCGGCATCCTTGCGCGCCTGCAGTGGGAACCGCAGAAACCCTACTCCAACCCGATGCAGGCGAAGGAGAACCAGCGCGCCTACATCTCGGGCTGCAGCGAGGCGCGCGTCAACGACAGCCACGCCAACGTGTTCAACGCCCAAGCATGGCGCTTCCCGCAGGGCTGGGCCACCGTCACCCGCAAACCGTGGGCTTGAGCGATGCAGGTCAAACACAAATTCACGAGCGCCAAGGCCGACGGTCCCGACAGCACGCGGCTGCGCCCCAGCAACTGGAACGACGACCA